TCATCCTTGCGGCATCAACCGATCATACGCGTCCGGCTCTTCGGGCTCATCGAGATCGTCAGCCCGCCAACGAGTCGGTCCTTCATTGGGGTAGAGGAGCAGGGAAATGGTCATCTCGCTCTTGGGGGCGAACACCGTCATTTCGTAGACATCCTCGTTGCCCTGCCAAACCCCTTTTTTGTGCATAATGCCGACCTGCGCCGTCACTTCGTCACCCCGAAGGGCAGCAAGCGATTCGCTGGGCAGTTCGATCGTCTGTTGCCTCGCCGCGTAGTAGATCCCGGTTTTGAATAGGCGTTCGCTCGACCATGCCCAATCGATAAATCCGTCTTTGCTGACGACGATCATGGCTCGCTGATCGGTAATGCTGAGCCACTTCAGAATCGCTGCAGTGATCGAAACTTCGTAGCGATCAGAAAGGTGCCGCAGAAGATCTATCTCAATCTTTTGGCCGCTGATCTGTTGCCGAAAGTCGTCAAGCGGCATCAGCAAGAAAGAAGCGAACCTGTTTGCTTGGGCCTCGACCTGGCCATGCTCCGATCGCCAATCGCCCATGTCCCGACTCGAGCAGCGTATCCCTTCAGGGGACAAATGTCGGTGCAGCAGATAGTGGCCGAGCTCGTGGGCGAGCGTGAAATTGATGCGGCCTCTCGATGTGATCCCATTATTGTAGATGATGCCCCACTCGCTTGTGCCAGAATCCATGGGCATGAGCATGCCCTCGAAGCTCCGCGATAGATCAAGGCCGTCCACCTTGGTGATAGGTGCATCGGGAAACACGTTCCTTGAATATTCCATCGCGATGTCCGCGACCCTGATCGGAAATCGGGGGGAGCCATGCGCATCATGAAAAGCGCGGACGAGTTTCGACAGATGAATCGCCCAGCCTTCGGGGGTCGTTGGAAGCTTCAATCCTTTTTCCTCCACATGTCGACGAGCTGCTCGATTTTCTTCCTGTCATCCGGATCGAGTTTGCTCAGCTTTCGGAAGAACGCTTCTTTGACCACTTCCTCGTCCGGCTCTGCAGATTCATCGAGCAGATAATCCGTCGTCACGGAAAGCGCCTCGGCAATCTTGGTCAGCTTTTCGCCCGAAGGCTTCCGCGTGTCCCTGTTTTCGAGCTCCCAAATGTAGCTTTTGCTCGACTCGGTCAGTTCCGCCAGCTTATCAAGCGAATAACCCTTCTTCTGACGGTGGCGCCGAATCTTCTCTCCCAAGGACGCTGCCATGGTGTCTCCTCACTGGCGGCCGTCGGCCGCAGAAAATCGTGTTCGATATATGCCGAACAACATCGTGCTTGACAAGGAAATCGCGGGCGTGTTCGATATACATCGAACAAAATCGTATTAGAGAGGAGTCCTTTCGATGGCAAAACGTACGTCAGGCACGCATCACATCCTTCCCAGCTCCGGTGGTGGATGGGACGTTCGCCGCGGCGGCGCCGACCGCGCCAGTGGGCATTTCGACACCAAGCGGGAGGCGATCGACCGTGGGCGGGAGATGAGCCGCAACGCCGGGACGGAATTCAAGATCCACAAGCGGGACGGCCGGATCGGCCAGTCCGATTCGCACGGGAACGACCCGCGCACCATCAAGGGCTAAGGAGAACCGATCATGGCCTCAGTGACGACCTTCATCCGCAACATGCCTGCTTCGTCGCTGCAGGCCTATTTCCACCATACCGGCATCGAGCTTCCGACCGAGGTCGATTGGGAGGCGCCCGAGCCCGAAGTGGTTCGCATCACACTTCGCGCCGTTGACGAGATGGACGACGAAGCCCGCGCCCGCATCGTCAATGACGCCGAGCGGGTCGGCGCCCTCGCCGACGATGCCGGGCAGACCGCGCTTTATGGTGTTGTCGATGACCGCACGGTTCTCGACGATCTCGCCAATGGGCACGCCCGGGCGCTCTGGATGTTCCTGAACGAGCCGGTTCGGTTCCGCCATGCCGAGGAGGTCCGTTACACCGACGAACGCCGCCGGGGGCGGAGCTGGGATGGGTTCATCGGTGAGCCGAACCTTGATCTGCGCCGCGACGAGGCATCCCTGGATGCTTTCAAGGCGGCACTCCGCGAGCGGTTTGCCTCCAACAACATCCACATCGACATCTTCGGGCGCTACCGGCCGACCTTCGACGGCGAGGATTGCGAACTGGTGCAGATCGCGATTTACCGCGAGGGCCTGCTGGACGACTTCCTCGCGTTCGATGATGGCGGCGCGCTCGTCCGTCGCGCTCGCCGCCCCGTCTTCGAGGCCGCGATGACTTATGAGCCGGCGACCGGCGTCATCGAGGTAGTGGCCAACGACCGCGAGAGCCGCGAGGAGATGGTGCGCTTCATGGCGCGCGACCTGCTCGGAATCGAGTTCCAGAGCGAAAAGGTGCCGTTCCGCAATTACGATCTTGCCGTCCTGCTGCACCCCTTCGACTTCCCGACGGAGCCGGAGGACGGGATCGAAGCCGTCGAGGTCAAGCAGCTGCGGCTGATGCCCATCGACAATGTCGCCGAACGCGTCACGCTCGAATGCCTGCGGAAAGCCGATCGCACCATCTGGAGCATGTCGGCGGAGCGGTTCGGGCCCAATGATCCGCTGGGTGGTGGATGGGTGGCGACGCAGGCGAAGCTGACCATCAAGTTCCATCCCAAAGGCGACGCGAAGCGTGGCCGGACGCTGCCGCTGACGATCACCATGCCGCATGGCTGCAATCTCAAGGACCAGACCGAGGAGGAGCAGCTGATCGGCGAGAAATACCTGCGCCGCTGGGGCATTCTTTCTGGGGCTGACAGTGCCGCCGCCGATTGATCGGAAGGCGGCAGACCTACTCCTGTCTGTGATCGAGACTCCAGACGCGGTTATCAGCGGCTCGGTCCTCGACAGCTACTATGGTCGGGTCGCGCCAGCGCTGAAGGCGGCCGGCATCCTTCAGCCGAAAGATCACTCGCGGGCAGCCGTTTCACTCGTTGATCACGAGGACGAGCCCGTCAATCTGACTTGGTCACCGGAACATCGGGCATATGGGTATTTCAGCCCGACAGCGGGGTGGGTGAGCGTCCCCGGTGATCAGTTGGCGATGTTCCGCGTCAACTTCAGCAAGCTGATCGGCCAGTTGGTGGAGCGGCTGGATTTGTCGCCGCGAACTGGCCCTGTCGAACTCGTGCCCGACCTTCTGTGGGAGGTCGGCGACGCGCGACTTCCAGGACGCAGCAAACGTACATCCGTCTGGATTGGCCGTCGGCTCTGCGAACCAGCGATATGGAAAAGTTTCATCGATACTGCCCGCAAGCGTCCGGCGCCCGGCTTGCGAATCGTCCTGAGCTTCACGCCTGGGAATCGCCTGCCGACTGACGTGCACCTCGGTCATACGCTGATCGCCGTTCGAGATGTCGCCGATCACAACGGTCTTGCTGTCGTTCCCGACCTATTGGCTGCCCGTGTTGCGGCGGGCTCACAGCTGAACGACGACCTGATCACCATGGCGGCCGACGGCGCGTCCCTCACAGTTCGCGGAACACGGCATGCATTCTCTGGATCGAAACAGCGCGCAATCATCCGGCAATTGTATGACGCTTGGAAATCCGGCCATCCGGAACTTCTGACCGCCGAGGTTCTGGAGAGCGCAGGATACAGCACCAGCGTCAACACGCTGGCGAAGGCTTTCTCCGGGAGACCTGAATGGCGCGAATTCATCAGAGAGGAGAATGGCCGCTGTTGGATGTTCCTTTGATGCGCTGAATCTCTCAACTGCAAGGCCGCCCGATGGGGCGGCTTTTTTCATTTCTGAGCCGGTTTTTCCGACTCCTACCTTGAGCCCTACCTGGCTCCTCCCCGGCTCCTACCCGCCCGGCAGCCATCGTCTCCGCAGGTTTTCGACAAGAACCCAAGGAGACACAGATGGCTACGAAACACCTCAACCAGATCGACCTGGCTGCGCGCTGGAACATCAGCCACCGCACGCTTGAGCGCTGGCGCTGGACGGGCGAAGGCCCGCGCTTCGTCAAGCTCGGCGGTCGGGTCGTGTACCGCCTCGAAGACGTCGAGGAGTACGAGCGCGAGCAGATCCGCGCGAGCACCGCCGACACCCCTGCCAAGCCTGCGGCGTGAGGGGGCGGTGATGACGATTTCCAACCGCATCTCGCTCGATGAGCTCCGGCACATGGCCGTCGGCGACGTCGCCGCTCTGCCCGCCGATCAGCTCGCTCTCCTGCAGGACGAGGCCGCCGAAGCCCTTCGCCGCGCCAAGACGGCCAGTGACTGGCTCGATGGCGCCGTCGCCCTCAAGTACGCCGACCGCTCCCATTCGGCGCGCCAGGCAGCCGGCAAGGACACCGGCACGATCCGCTTCGAAGACGGCGCGGTCACCGTGATTGCCGATCTGCCGAAGCGCGTCGACTGGGACCAGGACAAGCTCGCCGCCCTCGTCGAGCGCATCCGGGTCGAGGGCGACGACCCCACCGAGTACGTCGACGTCGCGATCAAGGTGCCCGAGCGCAAGTTCGCGGCTTGGCCGAGCCACATCCGCTCAGCCTTCGAAGACGCGCGCACCGTCCGCACCGGCAAGCCCAGCTTCCGTCTTTCCCTGAACACCGAGGTGACGTCATGAGCATCACGCAGAATCTCGCGGTGGTCCGCGAGCAGCATTACGGGCTGGACAAGCTGCCCGAGACCATCCGGGTGCCGGCCATCGGCGAACGTCGCGACGAGACCGTCAAGCCGGTCGGGGCGGCCTCGATCGACGACCTGGCGTTCGCCCTCATCGGGCTGAACGAGCGGGCATCGGCGCTCTACCGCGAGATCGACGCGGTGCGCACCCTTCACGACGAGGGGCGCAAGGCCGGCGCGCTGGGTGCGGACATCGCGATCGATGCCCTGATCGCGGCGAAGGGAGGCAAGTGATGGCTCTCCCGATCATTTCGGCCGATCAGCGTCTCGCCGAGCAACGCGGGGTCAAGGGCACGATCTTCGGCAAGTCCGGGATCGGCAAGACCTCGCTGCTCTGGACGCTCGATCCCGCCACCACGTTGTTCATCGATCTCGAGGCGGGCGACCTCGCCATCGAGGGATGGTCCGGCGACAGCGTCCGGCCGCGCACATGGGCTGAATGCCGCGATTTCGCGGTCTTCATCGGCGGACCCAATCCGGCGCTGCGGGACGACCAGGTCTACAGCGAGGCCCACTACGCGGCGGTGTGCGAGCGCTTCGGCGATCCGGCGGCGCTCGACCGCTACGACACGGTCTTCATCGACTCGATCACCGTCGCCGGGCGGCTCTGCTTCCAGTGGAGCAAGGGACAGCCGGAGGCTTTCTCGGACAAGACCGGCAAGCCCGATGTCCGCGGCGCCTACGGCCTGCATGGCCGCGAGATGATCGCGTGGCTGACGCATCTGCAGCACACGCGGGCGAAGAACGTCTGGTTCGTCGGGATCCTCGACGAGAAGCTCGATGACTTCAATCGGCGCATCTACCAGCCGCAGATAGATGGCTCGAAAACCGGTCTGGAGCTGCCGGGCATCGTCGATGAAGTCCTGACGATGGCGGAGATCAAGGACGACGCCGGCACACCCTATCGGGTCTTCGTCTGCCAGACGATCAATTCGTGGAACTTCCCCGCGAAGGACCGCTCCGGTCGCCTCGACCTGATCGAGGAGCCGCATCTCGGCCGTCTGATGGCGAAGATCCGCGGGCCCGTTAAGCCCGCCTCCGAGCGGCTCGCCTATCGCAGCCCGTCCCCTGCCGCGACCGCTCCGACCCCCGACGCTTCCACCCCTTCCGAAAACATCTGAACGAGGAGACCCCAGTCATGTCTGGATCCTGGAACGACTTCAACGACGCCAAGCAGAACGCCAACATCATCCCGAAAGGCACACTGGCCAAGGTGCGCCTGACCATCCGCCCCGGCGGTTTCGACGACCCGTCGCAGGGCTGGACCGGGGGCTATGCCACCCGCGGCACGACCGGTTCGGTCTACCTCTCGGGCGAGTTCACGGTTCTCGAAGGGCCCTATGCCCGGCGCAAGATCTTCACGCTGATCGGGCTCTACAGCCCCAAGGGTCCGGACTGGGCGAACATGGGCCGCAGCCTCGTGCGCGGCATGCTGAACTCCGCTCGCGGCATCTCCGACAAGGACACGTCCGCTCAGGCCCAGGCCGCCCGTCGCATCAGCGGCTTTGCCGATCTCGACGGGCTCGAGTTCGTGGCGCGGATCGACATCGGCACCGACACCAACGGCGAGGAGAAGAACGAGATCCGCGCGGCCGTGACGCCGGATCACAAGGAGTATGCCGCTCTCATGGGTGGCGTGCCCGGTGTGGTAGCGCAGTCGCAGGCTCAGCCTTCCCAGCCTTCCATGCCCCAATCTTCAGCACCGGCCGCGGGCACGCGCCCGTCCTGGGCGCAGTGAGGCTGCCATGCTGCTGCGTCCCCGCCAGAAGCAGTTCGTCGAGCGCAGCGTCCGCGCGCTCGACGAACACGGAAACACCCTCGGCGTCGCCCCGACCGGAGCCGGCAAGACGATCATGCTCTCGGGCGTCGTCGGCCGCATGGTCGGCGAAACCCCGAAGAGCACGGGCGCCAAGGCCTGCGTGCTCGCCCACCGCGACGAGCTGACCGCTCAGAACCGCAGCAAGTTCGGCCGGGTGAACCCGAAGATCACGACCTCGGTCGTCGATGCGAAGGAAAAGTCGTGGGCTGGACAGGTCACCTTCGCGATGGTGCCGACGCTGGCGCGCGCGGGCAATCTCGACCAGCTGCCCGCGCTCGACCTCCTGGTGATCGACGAGGCGCATCACGCGGCAGCCGACAGCTATAGGCGCATCATCGACACCGCGCTCCAGCGCAATGCCATGTGCCGGATCTATGGCGTCACCGCGACGCCCAACCGGGGCGACAAGCGCGGTCTGCGCCCGGTGTTCTCGAACGTCGCCGATCAGATCCGGATCGGCGAACTGATCGCCTCCGGCCATCTCGTGCCGCCGCGCACCTTCGTCATCGATGTCGGCGTCCAGGACCAGCTCACCAAGGTGCGCCGCACGGCCGACGATTTCGACATGGCCGAGGTCGACGCGATCATGAACCGGTCGCCGGTCACGGACGCCGTCATCCGCCACTGGCGGGAAAAGGCGGGCGAGCGCCAGACGGTGGTGTTCTGCTCGACGGTCGACCACGCACGCAACGTGACCGCCGCGTTTAATGAGGTGGGCGTTTCAGCAGGGCTGATCCATGGCGACATGCCCGACACCGCCCGCAAGGCGACGCTTGCGGCCTATGCCGCCGGTGATCTGCGGGTCGTCGTCAATGTCGCGGTCCTGACCGAGGGGTGGGATCACCCGCCGACGAGCTGCGTCGTGCTGCTGCGGCCGAGCTCCTACAAGTCGACCATGATCCAGATGGTCGGTCGCGGCCTGCGCACGGTCTCGCCCGAAGACCATCCGGGCGTCGTCAAGACCGACTGCGTCGTGCTCGATTTCGGCACCTCGACGCTGCTGCACGGTTCGCTGGAGCAGGACGTCGACCTGGACGGACGCGAGCCCTCCGGCGAGGCGCCGACCAAGGATTGCCCGGACTGCGGCGCCATCGTGCCGCTCGCCACCACCGAATGCCCGCTGTGCGGTCACCTCTGGGAGCGAGAGGACGCGGGCGAGGTCACGCCGCTCGGCGACTTCGTAATGTCCGAAATCGACCTCCTCAAGCGGTCGAGTTTCCGCTGGTGCGATCTCTTCGGCGACGATGCCGCACTCATCGCCAACGGCTTCAACGCCTGGGGCGGTGTCTTCTTCCTGAACGGCCGCTGGTACGGCATCGGGGGCCTGCAGAAGCAGCGGCCTCATCTGTTGGCTGTGGGCGAGCGCACTATCTGTCTGGCGGCGGCGGACGACTGGCTCAACGAGCATGAGAGCGACGAGAGCGCGCACAAGACCCGCCGCTGGCTGAACCAGCCGCCCACCGACCGGCAGCTCGCCTTCCTGCCGCCCGAATACCGGCAGGATTTCGGGCTCACCCGCTACCAGGCATCGGCGCTGCTCGCCTTCCGGTTCAACCGCGACGGTATCCGCTCCCTCGTCTTCGGAGCGGCGGAAGCCGCGCCCGATGCAGCGATCGGGAGGGCAGCATGAGCCATGACCACTCTCAATCCCATCACGGCCGAGGACCGGCGACGACTCTGGCATCCGCGTGGAACGCTCTGTGCTGTCTGCCGGCGACCCACCCGTGGCTTTGGCTGGTTCGACCCGGTGCGGTCGAAGCAGCCGCGCCCCTCGGTCTGGTTCTGCTCGATGGCCTGCCAAGGCTTCTGGACGCGCTCGGGCAGCGGTGGGGGCTGGGCCATGGTTGATCTCACCGAACAGGAGCAGGCCGCGATCCGTGCCGCAATGAAGCCGGTCGCCGAGATCATGGAGGAGATCGGCTGGCAGGCGCGGTTCTCCGATCTCTCGGAGGCGCAGGTGCTCACGCTGATAGAGGTCGCCGTCGGCGGCTTCCAGGACGCCATGCACGCCATGGCGGCAGACGCTGAGGCGGAGGTGCCGTTCTGATGCTCGACTACAACCGCCGTCCTACCTGCGCCGACCGCATCAACGCAGTCATCGACAAGGCGATCATTGCTGAACGCGCGGCGATGGCGCCGCGAATCTATCTCGGCGGCTCGCGGCTCGGAGCTCCTTGCGAGCGTGCACTTCAGTTCGAGTTCACCGGAGCTGCGAAGGACGAAGGCCAGGATTTCACCGGCCAGACGCTGCGGATCTTCGAGATCGGACACGCTCTCGAAGATCTCGCGGTCCGCTGGCTCCGGGCTGCCGAGTTCGATCTCTACACCCGCAAGGGCAACCGTCCGGACGGCGACCAATTCGGATTCTCGGTCGCTGGCGGCCGCATCCGCGGCCACGTCGACGGCATCATCGCTTCCGGGCCAGTGAGCCTCGGTCTGCGCGTTCCCGCGCTCTGGGAATGCAAGACGATGAACGCCAGGAACTGGCGCGAGACCGTTGCCAAGGGCGTGGTCGTAGCCAAACCCGTCTACGCCGCCCAGATCGCGATCTACCAAGCCTACATGGAAGCGCAGGTCCCGGGCATTTGCGAGAACCCGGCGCTGTTCACCGCGATCAACAAGGACACGGCCGAGCTGCACCATGAACTGGTGGCGTTCGACGCGGGGCTCGCGCAGCGCATGTCCGACCGGGGCGTACGGATCCTGCAGGCAACCGACGCCGGGGAGCTGCTGCCGCGGATCGCCACCACCCGCGATTTCCACGAGTGCCGCATGTGCCCGTGGGCGGAACGCTGCTGGGGGCTGCCGGCATGAGCGAGAACAACATCGTCTCCCTCGACGCGTGGCGAGATTTCAACGACGCCGCACCCCAGGCCGATCCCTTCGACATCGAGCCGGATCCCCAGCAGATCGCCGTCTTTCTCGATGTCGTCTTCGGCTATTGCGAGGGCTGGGCGCCGCTGCGCGGGTTCGTGGACAAGGGCCAGGGCATAGACGGTCGTCCCCACAACGCGTGGATCGAGATCGACGACAGCCTGCTGGAGAAGGCGGTTTCTTTCGCCAGCTGGGCGGCGCGCGAGGGTGCTGCCTTCTATGTGGTGCCGGGAACGGTCGCCGAGACCGGCAGGGCCAAGGCCGCCGACGTCCTGCAGATGCAGACGGTTCTGGTCGATCTCGATGCGGGCGACATCGTCGCCAAGCTCGACCACCTCATCCGGCATCTGGGCGAACCCACCCTGCTCGTCGAAAGCGGCGGCCGCACGCCGGACGGTCTCGACAAGCTGCATGTCTGGTGGCGCTTGAGCGAACCGGCCGAGGGTGAGGACATCGCGCTTCTCTGTCGGCTGCGCGGCGACATCGCGGTGAAGGTTGGCGGCGACACGCATTTCCGTTCCGCCCACCAGCCGATCCGTCTGGCCGGCTCCGTCTATCACAAGGGCGGGTTCAAGCGGCTGGTCAACATCCGTCGCCACAGCCCCCGCGTCGAGGTCCACCTGCGCGACTTCGCCGAGCTGGTCGATACCATGCCGCCGCTTGCTGGCGTGGGATCAGAGCCTGGACCATCGAACGACAAGCCCTCGATCACCGAGATTCTGACCACCCCGGTCCGCGAAGGCGGCGAAGACGACTGGACGCGATTTCAGGGCGCGAGCGCTGCCATCGGCCACTACGTGCGGCTGGCGCACGAGGGGCGCATGAGCCGCGACGAGGCGTGGGAAGCGATCTGTCAGTACAACGCCGCGCAGCTGCGTCCGAGCTGGCCGCTTGAACGGCTCGCCTCGGAAGCCCAGCGCCTCTGGCGGCTGCATGAGGAACGCCACGGCCCGGCGCTCGAACGGCTCTCCACTCCCCCCATGTCCGCCTTGCCGGCTTTCACGCTGGGCGCGCTCCTCGACGATACCAGTCCGATGCCGGACGACATCATTGCACCGCGCGTGCTGACGCCGGGCGGCATGCTGGTGCTGGGCGGCGCACCCAAGGTCGGCAAGAGCGACTTCCTGATCAGCCTGCTGGTCCACATGGCGGCGGGCGTGCCCTTCCTCGGCTTCGCGCCGAGCCAGCCGCTGCGGATCTTCTATCTGCAGGCCGAGATCCAGTACCACTACCTCCGGGAGCGCCTTCAGGCGATCCGGATCGATCCGGCGCTCCTGGCCGTGGCGCGCGACAATCTCGTCGCCACGCCCAAGGTCCGCATGCTGCTTGACGCCGGCGGCGTCGCACTCGCCGTCGCTGCCGTCCGTGCCCACTACGGACACGGCGCGCCCGACATTCTCTGCATCGACCCGATCCGCAATCTCTTCGATGGCGGTCCGGACGGCGGCGGGGAGAACGACAACACCGCGATGCTTTTCTTCCTGCAGGAGCGGGTCGAGGCCCTGCGGGACGCCGTAGCCCCGGATGCCGGCCTGATCCTCTGCCATCACACCCGCAAGATCACGAAGAAGCAGCTCGCCGAGGACCCGTTCATGGCGCTCTCGGGCGCGGGCAGCCTCCGCAGCTTCTACAGCTCCGGCATCATCATGCACCGGCCCGACGAAGATCGGCCCGAGCGGATGCTGCATTTCGAGCTGCGCAACGGCCCCGGCATCGAACCGATGATCATCGACAAGGCCGATGGGCGCTGGGTCTCGATCGATCGGTCGAGCGAGCGCCTGGTGCGCAAGGCGCTGGGCGACAAGCTGGATGCGGAGCGGGTGCGCAAGCACGACGTCATCCTCGGCGTCCTCCTCGACGAGGCGCTCGAAGGGCGGCTCTACACCATCAATCAGTTCGCAGAAGCCTTCGAGAACCGGGGCGGGCTTGGCGGCAAGGACACGATCCGCGACCGGCTGAACGTCCTCGCCACCAAAGGCTTCGTGAAATTCGTGCGCGACGGCACGCCCTATGGGCTCGGGCCGTCCAGGTCGCGCTTCGGCTTCCTGTGCGTCGAGGGCATGGCGGCTCCGGCTGAAGAAGAAGCGGTCGACCCCGAGACGGGCGAGGTCCTGCCAGCCAGCGTCGCTGTTCTGCCCACCCACTACAAGTCGCCGCAGACCGGCGCGCTGCTCGAAGTCGAGAACCCGCATGTGTGGGTCTATCCGGAGGGCGAGCAGTCATGACCGCCCGCGCGAAACACCTCCCGCAGAATTGCGCGCTGATCAGTTTGAACCAGATGGGGCGCGGTCCCGAAACTGCCCCGTCATCACCGCGCAGAATTTCGCTCTGGCCAGTTGTGACCAGATTGGGCGCGCTGCCGAAACTACCCCTTCAGAATTGCGCAGCGACCAGACCGGCTTCGCTGCAATCAGATTGGGTCGGCAGGGCGTTCGGAAGCTCCCCAAACTGGAAAATCCCCTGTCACCTCAATGCTTTGCTGGTGGCGTCAAGTTTAGGGGGTAAAGCCACCCCCTTCGGGGGTGGGGGAGAACGCCGCAGGCGGGTTCTCCCTCGCCCACCCCCAGGGGCTTCGCGCGCGCATGGCGTGCCGGACCTCTCATCTCCGACAACACTCGAACAGGATCGACCCGCATGAGCATGCATCCATCACCCCTCCTTGTAGCCGACTGCCCACCTGCACCCGTCGCCTCTGCGGCTGCGGGCAGCACCATCCTCGCGCTCGACCTCGGCACATCGACCGGCTGGGCGATCCGCGGCCATGACGGCCTGATCACCAGCGGCACCGTGTCCTTCCGGCCCAGCCGCTTCGACGGCGGCGGCATGCGCTACCTGCGCTTCCAGCACTGGCTCGAACAGCTGGCCGACGACAGTGGCGGACTGGCCGCGATCTATTTCGAGGAGGTCCGCCGCCACATCGGCACCGACGCCGCCCACCTCTACGGCGGCTTCCTGGCGACGTTGACCGCATGGTGCGAGCGCGAGGGCGTCGCCTATCAGGGCGTGCCGGTCGGCACCATCAAGCGGTTCGCCACCGGCAAGGGCAATGCCGGCAAGGACGCCGTGCTCGCCGCGATGCGCCAGCGCGGGTTCCAGCCCGCCGACGACAACGAGGCCGACGCCATCGCGCTCCTGCTCTGGGCGATGGAGACCCGGGGAGGTGTGCTGTGAGGTGGACGCCACGAGGATATGGCGGCCGGCGCCGCAGCTCCGAAGAGGTCAAGCGCGATGGCTGGCGCGAGCAGCGTGTCCTCGCGGTCTCTCTCGATGACGACCGGCTGACCTGGCCCGAACGCGAACTGATCCGGCAACTCGGCGAGAAGCTCTATGGCGACCGCGATCAGGCGAAGGAGGCGCGCCGATGACCGAGTGGACACCGAGCCTCGTCGAGGAACGTCTGGCGGAAGCGGCGTCGGTTCTCAAGCGCCTGCCCGAACCGCGACGGCAGGGCTACTTCAGCACCTGGCCGGAGATCATCCACAGTTTCGCCGACAAGGTGGGACAGGAACCAAAACCGATGCGCGTCATCCCGTCGCCTGCGGCCATCAGCCGGATGGAGGAGACGCTGAGCTGGACGGTAGGGCTCGATCCGATCGACGGCAAGATCGTCTGGATGCGCGCCCATGGCGAGCGGTGGAAGACCATCTGCTGGACCGTCGGATTGCAGCGGTCGGCGGCGCACGAGCACTGGCTCTACGCGCTCTGCGTGATCGCATTCCGGCTTAATGGTCGGCGGCTCAACCGCAGCTATTCGAAGCGCAAAGTAATCGAGCTGGCTGGGGCGGCGCAGCGCTGAGCGATGGCGAGGAAGGTGTCCGCCGGACAGTTTTCGAACGGACATAAACGGCGGATCGGGCTAGGTTTTTGACTATCCTCGGGAGAGGCGCGCGCGGCGCGGTCTTGCTCTCGCTGACCGACGAGTTTCCGGGTCCTTCCTGGGCGATTTCGTATGCTGGCGGGCGAAGCGCGGCATATCGCCAGCGACAGGGCCGGATTTTTGGGAAGCCACCCGGAAGCCGGATCCACCTGCATGCTGCGCAAGCCTCAATAAACACAAACCTTTCTGCCGGACACGCTGTTGGCCGCTGGACCCCGCATGGAGTCCAGCGCGGCATCCGGAGTCCAGAAGCCACCGGGTATCCACCCGACCAAGGAACCATGTCCGCCATGACGCTGAGCTTCGCCCCGGACGCGATCGAGATGTGGCCGCTGGCAAAGCTCCAGCCCTACGCGAAGAACGCCAAGGCGCATGGCGCGGACCAGGTCGCGAAGATCGCCGCCAGCATGGCCGAGTTCGGCTGGACCGTGCCGTGCCTTGTGGCCGAGGACGGCGAGCTGATTGCCGGGCACGGGCGCGTCCTGGCCGCTACGCAACTCGGGCTGAGCGAAGCGCCGGTGATCGTGCTGGGCCATCTGACGGAGGCGCAGCGCCGTGCCTACCGGATCGCTGACAACAAGCTGACCGAACTCGGCACGTGGGACGAGGCGCTGCTGTCGGCGGAACTGAACGACCTGCTCGCCGAAGAATTCGACCTGTCGCTGGTCGGCTTTTCCGATGGCGAGTTGGACAGGCTGCTGGCATTCGTGCCCGAGGGCGAAGGCGAGGAAGGCGGCGGCGGTGTTCCGCCCGTCACCATCCCCGAACCGCCCCGCAATCCTGCATCGCAAACGGGCGATCTCTGGATTCTCGGCGATCACCGGCTGCTCTGCGGTGACAGCACCAGCCATGCGGATGTCTGCCGCCTGATGAACGGCGAACGGGCGATCCTGTTCGCAACCGACCCGCCCTATCTCGTCGACTACGATGGCTCCAACCATCCGACCCGCAACAAGGACTGGTCGGCGTCTTACGGCACCACGTGGGACGACAGTTCGCAGGGCGCGGAGCTCTACGACGGCTTCATCGCCGCGGCCGTGGCCGAGGCGATTACCGAGGATGCCGCCTGGTATTGCTGGCACGCTTCGCGCCGCCAGGCGATGCTGGAAGCGTGCTGGGAAAAGGCCGGTGCGTTCGTTCACCAGCAGATCATCTGGGTAAAGGACCGCGGCGTCCTGACCCGGTCGCACTACCTCTGGAAGCACGAGCCCTGTTTGATGGGCTGGATCAAGGGCAAGCGCCCGCCAAAGGTCGCCGAGGAAACCCTTGCGTCCACATGGGCGCTGCCCAGCTTCGCCAAGGACGAGCGGCCGGACCATCCGACGCCGAAGCCGCTCGACGCCTTCGGTATCCCGATGCGCCAGCACGTTGCTCGCGGCGGGCTCTGCTACGAGCCGTTCTGCGGCTCCGGCTCGCAGATTATGGCGGGCGAGGCGAACGGCCGGCGCGTCTTCGCGATGGAAATCAGCCCCGCCTATGTCGATGTCGCCGTTGAGCGCTGGCAGGCGGACACGGGCCGCGAGGCGCTCCTCGATGGTGATGGGCGGATCTTCGCGCAGGTGAAGGCCGAGCGACTGGGCGACCACGCCGAAGCCCCCGCCGATGCTCCGGACACGGCCGCCGCCCCCGAACCCGCGCGAAAACGCAAGACCACCGCGTGACATGCATGACCTGGCTTTACCTTCCTTCGGACACGCTTCCGGATCCGGAGACACATGCCTGTTCGGCCTCTCCCTCTGCTCCGGCGCAGGCGGGCTCGACCTCGGGCTCGCCATCGCCATCCCCGGATATCGTGCTGTGGGCCATGTCGAACGGGAAACCTACGCCGCAGCCATCCTCGTGGCGCGGATGGAAGACGCGTCCCTGGATCGCGCACCTGTCTGGGACGACGTTGCCAGTTTCGACGGCCGCCCATGGCGCGGCGCGGTGGACATCGTCACTGCGGGCTATCCGTGCCAGCCATTCTCCGTCGCGGGCAAGCGGCGGGGCGCGGACGACCCGCGCCATCTCTGGCCGCATGTCGCCCGCATCATCGGCGAGGTCGAGCCACCCTTCGTCTTCCTCGAGAATGTCGCCAATCATCTCCGCCTCGGCTTCCCCGAAGTCGCCGCAGGACTGGTTGGCATGGGGTACCGCCTTGCGGCAGGCATCTTCACGGCGGCGGAAGTCGGCGCGCCCCACAAGCGCGAGCGGCTGTTCATCCTCGCCATCCGCGAGGGAGACGAGCTGGCCGACCCCGCGCGCCTGCTCTGGCACCCGGTCGAGTGGCGGGAACCGGACCGAGATGCTGCGGCTGTGGCCGACGCCCCGGGCCAGCGCCAACGAGAACCGGCAGACGAAGCCGACGCCGTCGCAGGCGGCGGGTCAGCATGGGATGAACCTGGCGACGACGGCCGCGCTGTGGCCGACGCCGCAGATCGACAGCTTTCGCAGCCGGGGTGGCGAGCGGAAGGACGAGAAGGGTCTGGACCGGATGGCGCGGGACTGGCCGACGCCGATGGCGAACGACGGCTGCAAGCCGAGCGCGGGCAAGCGCCGAACGGCCGATCTTACCCATGCGGCGGGGATGTGGATGACGCCGACGGCGCGCGACCACAAGGATGGGGCGACGAGCCTTGCGAATACCCCGGTGAACGGCCTGCTTGGCCGCCAGGTCCTGGCGACGCCGATGGCTGGGCGCGATACCTCCGAGCCGCGCCGGACACTGAACCCGCTGTTCGTCGAGGCGCTGATGGGCTGGCCCACCGGGTGGACCGGCTTCGCCTTTGCGGCAACGGCGTGGTCCCCTTGGTTACGGCGCATGCGCTCAGAACTCTCGCGGCTGAACTGCTGGCCGATGGATGAGGTCACGGGATGAAGCAGTCCCGCATCATGTCGCTGGTCGAGTCCGTCGCCAACGTGATCGTCGGCTACGGCATCGCCGTCATGGCTCAGATGGCGATCTTTCCGCTGTTCGGCCTGCACGCGACGTTGGCTCAGAACATGATGATGGGCGCGATCTTCACGGTGGTGTCGATCATTCGCAGCTATGCCCTCAGACGTATCTTCGAGGAGATACGTGTTCGCAGGACTTGGAGATAGATCCGCCGCCCCAATGGGACGGCGGTCGTCATCTCGTCGGGCTATGGTGCGTCAGGCGGCGGGGAGCTTGTAGACCCGTCCGCGCCCCTCGACCTTCTCCGAGGACACCTCGAGCCCGAGTTTCTTCTTCAGCGCCCCGGCCATCGCGCCGCGTACCGTATGCGACTGCCAGCCGGTCGCGACCATGATCTCCCCGATGGTCGCGCCGTCCGGCGCGCGCAGCATGGCGATCAGCGTGGCCTGCTTGGTGCCCTCGCGCGGCGTGCGCGCCTTGGGCGCGGGGTCGGGTTCGGTGGGGGTGTCCGGCGTGGGCTCTTCGGTCGGCGCGTCCATCGCGCCTGCAGGCGCGGTGTTCGCGTCCTCCGGCTCAATGCCGATGGCGGCGAGCCCTGCGTCGGTGGCGACCAGCGTCGCGCCGTGGCCGTCGCCGGTCTCGCGCCAGACAGGCTCGCCCTCGCGCAGGTTGGCGTCGACCTCTTCGAGGAAGCCCTTGGCGATCATCGTCTCCACCACCTTGGCGGCAGCTCCGCCGCGCAGGTTTGGTGGAAACGGCAAGGCATTATGGCCGTCGCGCTGCGCGGCGGCGCTGAGGATCACTGCTTGCGTGTCGGAAAGCTTGGTCATGGGGTCGTCTCCGTGTTCGGGGCCGCACCATCGCGGCCCTTCTACGACCCCAAGCCGCGCGGGCGGCGCGGCCGGAGTTCAGGCGATGCCGGAAATCACTCGGCGTGCTCGCCCTCCTTGAAGGCCGCGTCGGTAATGCGCTTCAGGAGCTCGGCGTAGTGGGCGAGCGTTCCGACATGGCCCCAATTGATCTCGTCAGGGCTGGTGTCGAAATGGTCCGCGCTAAGGGCGGCGAGCCGCTCCAGCATCGCGTCGATTTCGGCCTTCCGGGCGATGAAGGCGTCGATCGCCTGCGGCTTGCTCGGGGTCCTGGTCATGGCTGTCTCCGTCCTTGTTGGTGACGCCATACAGGCTCTGATCGCAGCGCTTATCAAGTCGATAAGTGCATCATTTAATTAGGAGTTCGGGTCGAGATGCAGGGGCTGAGCGAACGCCAGTACGCCGCCCGTGTGGGCCTTTCACGGGGCGCGATCCAGAAGGCGAAGGCGGCCGAGCGGGTCGTCCTCCATTCCGACGGCAGCATTGATGCCGATGCCAGCGACGCCCGCCGCGCGGAGACGACCGACCCGTCAAAGACCAGGAAGGCTCCCACACCGAAGCTGAAGCCGGTGCCGGACGTCGCCCTCTCAGCCGTCGGCGACACACTCCGCGAAAGCGGCCTGACTTCGCCCGCGACGGGAGGGGGCACGACCTTCCTGCAAGCCAAGACGGCGAACGAGGTGCTGAAAGCCCAGGAGCGCCGCCTCCGGCTTCAGAAGATGAAGGGCGAACTCATCGATCGTGCGCGCGCGACCGCGCTCGTTTTCCGGCTCGCACGCGAGGAGCGGGATTCATGGGTCAATTGGCCGTCCCGCGCCGCGGCGCTGATGGCGGCGGAGCTCGGAGTGGAGGCGGCCGAGATGCAGAAGGCTCTGGAGATCCATGTACGCGCCCACCTCGACGAACTCGCCGAGGTCCGGCCGGAATTCCGCTGAGCGAGACAATGAGCTGTCCGATGATCTGACCGAATTCGACGGCGTCGCCGATCTCCTGCGCGCCTGGGGCAACGGGCTCCGGCCCGATCCGGACCTGACCGTCTCGCAATGGGCGGACCGGCACCGGATGCTGTCGGGCCGCGCCTCAGCCGAGCCAGGCCGGTACCGCACCGCGCGCACGCCCTACATGCGCGACATCATGGATGCGCTCTCGCCGGGAGCAGCCGCGCAGCGCGTGGTATTCATGAAGGCCGCGCAGGTCGGCGCGACCGAGGCTGGCAACAACTGGATCGGGTTCGCGATCCACCAGGCGCCGGGGCCGATGCTGGCGGTCCAGCCGACGGTGGAACTGGCCAAGCGCAACTCGCGCCAGCGGATCGACCCGTTGATCGACGAGAGCCCCGAGCTGCGGGAGCGGGTCAAACCGGCGCGCTCGCGGGACGCGGGCAACACGATGCTGTCCAAGGAATTCGCGGGTGGCATCCTGATCATGACCGGGGCCAACTCGGCGGTCGGCCTGCGGTCTACCCCGGCGCGGTACATCTTCCTCGACGAGGTCGATGCCTATCCGGCCTCCGCCGACGAGGAAGGCGATCCCGTCACGCTGGCCGAGGCGCGGTCGCTGACCTTCGCCCATCGGCGGAAGGTGCTGCTGGTCTCGACGCCCACCATCCGAGGGCTGTCGCGCATCGAGCGGGAGTTCGAGGCCAGCGACCAGCGCCGGTTCTTCGTGCCGTGCCCGCATTGCGGCGCGATGCAGTGGCTGAAATTCGACCGGCTGCGCTGGCAGAAGGGTCGCCCGGAGACGGCGGAATATCACTGCGAGGGCTGCGAGACGCCCATCGCGGAACACCACAAGACGGCGATGCTGGGGGGCGGCGAATGGCGGGCGACCGCCATGGCCGCCGATCCGACCACGGTCGGGTATCACCTCTCGGCGCTCTATTCGCCGATCGGCTGGCTGAGCTGGGAGCGGATCGTGCGGGCATGGGACGCGGCACAGGGGTCGGACGAGGCGATCAAGGCGTTCCGCAACACCATCCTCGGCGAGACCTGGGTCGAGACCGGGGAAGCCCCGGACTGGCAGCGGCTCTATGACCGGCGCGAGCGCTGGACGTCCGGCACGGTGCCTGCGGGCGGGCTGTTCCTGACCGCCGGGGCCGATGTCCAGAAGGACCGGATCGAGGTCGATGTCTGGGCGTGGGGGCGTGGACTTGAGTCCTGGCTCATCGATCACGTCGTGATCGAGGGCGGGCCGGATCGGCACGACGCCTGGTCGGAACTGACCGCGCTGCTCGACCGGTCGTGGCCGCATGAACGCGGCGCGCATCTGCGCATCGCGCGGCTCGCCATCGACACGGGCTACGAGGCCCCGGCGGTCTATTCCTGGTCGCGGGCGCAGGGGTTTGGGCAGGTGTCGCCGGTGAAGGGCGTCGAGGGGTTCAACCGCTCAAGCCCGGTGTCGGGGCCGACCTTCGTCGACGCGACCGAGGGCGGCAAACGCCTGCGGCGCGGGGCGCGGCTCTGGACCGTGGCGGTGTCGACCTTCAAGGCCGAGACCTACCGCTTCCTGCGGCTGGCGCGCCCGACCGACGAGGAGATGGCCGACGGGGCCGCGTTCCCGCCCGGCTCGGTGCATCTGCCGCACTGGGTCGAGAACGAATGGCTGAAGCAGTTCGTGGCCGAGCAGCTGGTGACGGTGCGCACGAAGCGCGGCTTCGCCCGGCTGGAGTGGCAGAAGCTCCGCGAGCGCAACGAAGCGCTGGATTGCCGGGTCTATGCCCGCGCCGCCGCCTGGATCGCGGGCGCGGACCGCTGGCCCGACGAGAAATGGCGCGACCTCGAGGATCAGCTCGGGGCCGCCCCCACCGACAACGATCCCGCCGGGCAGATCAACCGGCCGGGACAGGCCCCGCAGGGCAAGCGCCGCTCCGACTGGCTCGGACGGCGCGGAGGATGGTTCTGAAGATGACCGACTGGACGGAAACCGAGTTGTCGGCGCTGCGCCGTGCCTATGCCAGCGGCACGACCCGGGTCAGCTATGACGGCAAGTCGGTGGACTACGGCTCGGCCGAGGATCTGCTCGCCCGCATCCGGACCATCGAACGTGCCATTGCAGGCGTCAGCCGTCCACTGCCGGTGGCCGGACTGGCTGGCTTCTCGCGCGGGGATCGCTGATGTCGGCGACCTGGTTCGATCACGCCATCGCCAAGGTGGCCCCGCGCATGGCGGCGCGCCGCGTCATGGCGCGACAGGCCTTCGAAACCCTGACACGGGGCTATGACGGAGCGGCGCGCGGACGGCGGACGGAGGGCTGGCGCGCGCCGGGATCCTCGGCCGACACCGAGATCGGCGTGGCCGGGGCGCTGCTGCGCGACCGGATGCGCGATCTGGTGCGCAACAACCCGCATGCGGCCAAGGCCGTGGCGGTGCTGGTCAACAACATCATCGGCGCGGGCATCATGCCGCGCGCCGCCAGCGGTGACGACAAGCTGGACCGCAAGGTCGATGCCTTGTTCGAACGCTGGACGGCGGATTGCGACGCCGACGGTCAGCTCGACTTCTATGGGATGCAGACGCTGATCTGCCGCGAGATGGTCGAGGCGGGCGAGGTTCTGGTGCGCCGCCGCCTGCGGCGGGCGAGCGATGGCCTGCAAGTGCCGCTGCAACTGCAGGTGCTGGAGGCCGACTTTCTGGATGCCACCAAGTCCGGCGTCCTCGGCGCGGGCCGCCTCGTGCAGGGGATCGAGTTCGACTCGGTCGGCAGGCGCCGGGCCTATTGGCTGCATGCCGAGCACCCGGGCGACGCCTGGGGAGCGCTGCGCGGCGGGCTCGACAGCCGCCCGGTCCCCGCGACCGAGATCGCGCACATCTACGAGAAGCAGCGCACGCAGGCGCGCGGCGTTCCGTGGGGCGCGCCGGTGATCCGCAGCTTGCGCGATCTCGACGACTATGAAGTAGCCGAACTGGTCCGCAAGAAGACCGAGGCCTGCGTCACCGCCATCGTGTTCGGCGACGACGAGGCGCAACAGGGCATCGCGCCTTCCGTGGTCGACGCCGACGGCAACCGGGTCGAGCAGTTCGAGCCGGGGCTGATCGCCTATGCCCGTGGCGGCAAGGACATCCGGTTCAACCAGCCGTCGGCCACCGGCGGCTATGGCGAATACAAGCGGGCGAGCCTGCACACCATCTCGGCCGGGTTCCGCGTGCCCTACGAGTTGCTGACGGGGGACCTGTCCCAGGTCAACTACTCCTCGATCCGGGCCGGGCTGGTGGAATTCCGCCGCCAGATCGACGCCGTGCAGTGGCAGTTGTTCATCCCGATGTTCTGCGCGCCGGTCTGGCGCTGGTTCACGGAAGCCGCCTGGGCGGCGGGGCAGATCCCGTCGCCGACCGTGCCGGTTGAATGGTCGCCGCCGAAGTTCGAGGCGGTCGATCCGCAGAAGGACGCGATGGCGAACCTGCTGTCGATCCGCTCCGGCACCATGACGCTGGCGGAGGTGATCGCGAAGCAGGGACGCAACCCCGACGCGGTGCTGGCCGAGATCGCCGCGACCAACACCAAGCTCGACGCGCTCGGGCTGGTGCTCGACAGCGACCCGCGGCGCGTGACTAAGACCGGCAGTGCGCAGAGCAACGATCCGGCCGCCGATCAGACAAACGATCCGGCCGACGACGAACCGGCCGCCGACGCGAACAATGATTCGGCGCAGGCCGACCAACAGGACTGACCCTCATGGACACGATGATTGAACTGCCGGCCATGCGCCGGTCGGCGGAGCTTGCGCCGAACACGGCCGACGCCGACACCCGCACCGTCGAGGTGGTCTGGTCGGCCGGGGCCCGCGTCCGCCGCGCGACCTTCTTCGGCGAACCCTATGACGAGGAACTGAGCCTCGACCCAGCCCATGTGCGGCTCGACCGGCTGAACGCGGGCGCGCCCTTCCTGAAGGTGCACGAGCTCGACACGCTGGATGCGGTGATCGGGTCGGTCGTGCCGGGCTCGGCGCGGATCGAGAATGGCCGCGGCATCGCCTTGGTGCGGATCAGCGAGCGTGCCGATGTCGAGCCGATCTGGCGCGACATCCAGGCCGGGCACATCCGCGCGGTCTCGATCGGCTACCAGGTCCACCGTTTCGAGGTCTCGAAGCCCGAGGCCGCGCGCGAGCTGTGGCGTGCGGTGGACTGGACGCCCTTCGAGGTCTCCGCCGTCGCGGTTGGGGCCGACCCCGCCGCGGGCTTCCGCGCCCAGCACCCCCTTCACGACTGCGTCCTCCACCGCCGGGACGCCCCTTCCAGCAAGAAAGGACCCATTCCGATGACGGACCAGACCAAGACCCCGGCGAGCGACGCCGCAACCCAGCCGGCCGAGCCGGTCGAAACCGAGGACACCCCCATGACCGAGCCGAATGCGGCTGCGCCCGAACCCGAGGTCGCCGCCAGCGAGACCCGCTCCCAACCGAAGGCGCAGGCAACTCCTGCGCCCGACACCGAAGCCGTCGCAACCCGCGCCCGCGAAGCCGAGCGCAACCGCGTCTCCACCATTTACGATCTGGCGGGGCGGCTGAACCTCGAGCGCGGTTTCGCCGAGGATTTGGTGAAGCGCGGTGTCAGCGTTGACGAATCCCGCCGCCTGATCCTCGATCAGGTCGCCGCGAAGTCCGACGAGACCAGAACGTTCCCGCATGTCTCGGTTCCCTTGGGCGGCCGCGACGAGAGGATCACCCGCCGCGACGCGGTGGCGAATGCGCTGCTGCACCGCTACAGCCCGACCCTCTTCCAGCTTGAGGATGCGGCACGCCAGTATCGCGGCATGACGCTGCTGGAACTGGCCCGCGAAAGCCTCGGCAATGCCGGGGTGAACACGCGCGGCCTGTCGCGCGACGAGGTGGCGACGCGCGCGCTGCACTCGACCTCGGACTTCCCCGAGATCCTCTCGGCCGTCACCAACAAGACGCTCCGGCAAGCCTACGAGGCCTATCCCCGCACCTTCATGCTGTTCTGCCGCCAGGTGCTGGCCACCGACTTCAAGGCCATGCACCGGGTCCAGCTCGGCGAAGCGCCGCAGCTTCTTGAGGTCGGCGAGAGCGGCGAGTTCAAGCGCGGGACGCTGGGTGAGAGCAAGGAGAGCTACAAGGTCAAGACCTATGGCCGGGTGGTCGCGATCACCCGCCAGACGCTGATCAACGACGATCTCGACGCCTTCACCCGGATCCCGGCGATGTACGGCAACTCCATCGCGCAGCTGGAAAGCGACGTGGTCTGGGGCATCATCACCGCCAACCCGGCGATGGCCGACGGCAACGCGCTGTTCCACGCCAACCACAAGAACCTCGCCGGCACCGGCGCGGCACTCGCGGTCGATGCGGTCGGTGCGGCTCGGGCGGCGATGGCCAAGCAGACCGGGCTCGACAAGAAGACGGTGCTCAATATCCGCCCCGCCTTCCTGATCGTGCCGGCTTCGCTGGAGCTGAAGGCGGAACAGCTGGTCGCGCAGAACCTGGTGCCGGCCGCGACCGCGAGCGTGGTGCCGCAATCGATCCGCACGCTCGCGCCGATCAGCGAGCCGCGGCTCGATGCGGTCAGCGAAACCGCCTGGTATCTGGCGGCCAGCCCGAACCAGATCGACACGATCGAGTACGCCTATCTCGAAGGCCAGCAAGGCGCCTACATCGAGACGCGGAACGGCTTCGACGTCGACGGCGTCGAGATCAAGTGCCGCCTCGACTTCGGCGCCAAGGCCATCGACTGGCGCGGTCTCTACAAGAACCCGGGCGCGTAACCCGCACCCCAACATGCTGAACCCCGACACACGGGCGGTCCTGACGGGCCGCCCTTCGTCTTTCCAAAAGGATCCTCCCCATGAAAACCTACGTCCAGCCCGGCAATACCATCACCCTGACCGCGCCCTATGCCGTCGCCTCCGGCGATGGCCTGCTCGTCGGTTCCATCTTCGGCATCGCCGCTGGCGCGGCCGCCCTCGGCGAGCCCGTCGAGACCGCGCTCGTCGGCGTGTTCGACATCACCAAGGTCGGCTCCCAGGCATGGACCGCCGGCGCCAAGGTCTATTGGGACGACACGAACAAGCGCTGCACGACGGTCGCGACCGACAACACCCTCATCGGCGTGGCCGTCGAGGCGGTGGCGAGCGGCGCGGGCGACACCATCGGCCGGGTGCGCCTGAACGCGACGTTCTGATGAGCGCCTTCGCCGCCGCCGTCGGCGCGCTCTTCGCCGATCCCAATGTCGGCCGGGACGCGGTCTATATCGCCGACGGCGGTGCGCCCGTGCTGGTGCGCGCCGTCGCCAGGCGTGCGGATGCGATCAGCGATTTCGGCGACGCGCGGCTCTGGTCCGAAACCACGAGGATCGACCTGCGCGTCGCCGAGGTGGCGAACCCGCGCCCGGGCGACCGTATCGAGATCGACGGAGACGCCTTCCTCATCCAGGGCGAGCCGGTCCGTGACCGCGAGCGGCTGGTCTGGACTGTCGATCTGAGGCCCGCGTGAAACTGAAGCTCGACATCGATCCAGACATCGTCGCGATGATGGCGGCGGAGGTGGCAGCGGGCGAACGCGCGGTGACCGCCGCCATGCGAGAGGCCGGGACCGGGCTGAAGAGCGCCTGGCGGTTGCAGATCACCGGCGCGGGGCTCGGGCCCCGGCTGGCCAATTCGATCCGGAGCCAGAACTTCCCGAGGTCGGGCGAGAGCCTCGATGCGGCGGCGCTGGTCTGGTCGAAGGCCCCGGTCATCGTCGGAGCGCATGACACGGGACCGCTGATCCGCTCCAAAGACGGGTTCTGGTTGGCGATCCCGCTGCCCGCCGCAGGCAAATCCCTGCGCGGCGGCCGGATCACGCCCGGTGAATGGGAACGACGACGGGGCCTGCGCCTGCGCTTCGTCTATCGCCGCGCGGGTCCGAGCCTGCTGGTGGCCGAGGGACGGCTGAACACGAAGGGGCAGGCTGTCGTGTCGCGATCGAAGACCGGGCGCGGCAAGGTCACCGCGCCGATCTTCCTGCTGGTGCCGCAGGTCAAGCTGCCGAAGCGGCTGGATCTGGCGCGGGACGCAGACCGGGCGTTGGACAGCGTGCCGGGGTTGATCGTCGCGAACTGGGCGGATCAGCGGTTCTAACGCAACCCATGCATCACATCTTCGCATTCAGCCCGAATGTTCTTAGCACTCGCAGCTGACGACCAATCAGCCCAGCCGATGTGCGCCAGCCCGGTCGTCTGCCTCTTCTTCTCGTAGAGTTCCCGAGCGACGAGCTTGGGGAGCATGACCGCGTCGTAGAGGGCATAGTTGCGGTGCCACCGAACTGCCGCGAACCAGTCCGCCTTATCGAGATTGTGCTGCTTCAACGAAACGCGGGGGTAAGGGCCATCGGTGCCGAGGATCCGCGATTTAACCTCAATGAGGCCAAATTGCGGGGAGCGGACATCGGATCCGCGGTTGTTGCCGCCAATAACCTCGCCGCCGGTTGCGATCGAGACCAGGAGTTCAGCCAAGATTTCGTGGCTGATCTTGTCATAACGGGCCATGCATTTCGCCGTCTGAAGAATGTTCCAGATCTCTCGCGCGTCTTCGGCCGCATGATCCTGTTTTTCGGACAAAAGACTATCTCCAATGCTCTCGGTTGAAGTTTCTGAATAGGCGGAGCGCGAAGAGCTAGCAACGCATCCCGAAGGGTTTTCCGCATGCCCACTCCCCGAGAAACCATCCTCACCGCGCTGCACGCGCGGCTCTCGGCGCTGCCCGCCACGGCCCTGCGCGGCGAGGTGCTGCCCGAGCGCGTGCCCGCCGAGGGTCTGCTGATCCTGCGCGACGGCGAGCCGGGGGAGCCCGAGGTGACGCTGTCGCCACTACGCTACCATTACCAGCATCGCGCCGAGATCGAGGCTGTCGTGCAAGGCGCCGACCGTGACGCCGCCTTCGACACGCTGGCCGCCAGCATCGGCGCAGCGCTCGCCGCGGACCGGACGTTGGGCGGGCTCTGCGACTGGGTCGAGGCGGAAGCGCCGCGCCCGGTCGATCTGCCGGTCGAGGGTGCGGCCAGCCTGAAGGCGGCCGTCATCCCGGTCATCCTGCACTATTCCACGGCCGACCCGCTGGCCTGACCCAACCGACAACAGGAGAACACCATGGCACGAGCCCAGGGGGCGCGGGCGCTGATGGCGCTTGCGTTCGAGACGATCTATGGAACGCCGCCCGCGAGCGGGTTCACCCGCATGCCCTTCGCCAGCAGTTCGCTCGGCGCCGAGCAGCCGCTGCTGAACTCGGAGTTGCTTGGCTACGGCCGCGATCCGCTGGCGCCGATCAAGGACGCGGTGACGGCCGATGGCGACGTCGTCGTGCCGCTCGACGCAGAGGCCTTCGGCTTCTGGCTGAAGGCGGCCTTCGGGTCGCCGACGACCACCGGAGCGGAGGCCCCGTACAGCCACGAGTTCCAATCGGGGTCCTGGACGCTGCCCTCGATGTCGATCGAGACCGGTATGCCGGAGGTGCCGCGCTATGCGATGTATTCCGGCTGCGTGCTCGACCAGATCACCTGGCAGATGCAGCGCTCGGGACTGCTGACCGCAACGGCGCGGCTAGTGGCGCAGGGCGAGACGGTGGGCACGACGACCAGCGCGTTCGGCGCACCCGCCTCACCACCCACCGCGCTGGAGCTGAAGCGCTTCGGCCATTTCAACGGAGCGATCACGCGCAATGGCACCGCCCTCGGCAACGTGGTCTCGGCCGAGATCACCTATGCGAACAACCTCGACCGGATCGAGACCATCCGCAGCGACGGGCGGATCGACGGCGCGGACCCGTCCATCGCGGCGCTGACCGGCCGGATCGAGGTGCGCTTCGCCGACCAGACGCTGGTGACGCAGGCGATCAACGGCGAGGCCTGCGAGATGGAGTTCGCCTACGTCCTGCCCTCGGGCGAGAACTTCACCTTCACCGTGCACGCCGTCTACCTGCCGCGCCCGCGCATCGAGATTTCCGGGCCGCAGGGCGTGCAGGCCACCTTCGACTGGCAGGCGGCGCGCGACAGCGTGGTCGGGCGGATGTGCACCGCAACCCTCGTGAACGATGTGGAGACGTATTGATGCTGACGCTTGACCTGACGAACGCGCCGCGCTGGCACGACCTTGCGCCCGGCGTCCGGGTGCAACTGCGCCCACTGACCACGGCGCTAATGGTGGCGACGCGCAGCGATCCGGCCGTCGAGGCGGTGCCGGAAGAGGCGTCTGACGAGGAGCGCGCCGTCGCCTTCGCCAAGGCGCTGGCGCGACGCGCCGTGCTTGCCTGGGACGGCATCGGGGACGCGGACGGCAAGCCCATCGACCCAAGCCCCGAGGCCATCGACGCGCTGCTCGATGTCTGGCCGATCTTCGAGGCCTTCCAGCTGACCTACGTCTCGAAGGGCCTGCTGCTGGAACTGGAAAAAAACGCCTCCGCGCTCTCGCCGAATGGTCCTTCGGCGGGGGCGACCGATACTGCGAAGCCTGCGCACCCTACGAGGGCCGCGAGCAAGCCTGCCCGGACTGCCCGGCGCGGTTGAACCGTCCGGAAACGCCAGAGGGTTGGCAGGTCTGGGACCTTGTCGGCCGTCTGGGTGGCCAGCTGCGTGTCCTGCCCGGCGCGGTGATTGGCTGGGACCTGTCGGCGGCGCTGGCGCTCGGTGACGCGCTCGGCGTGCCGCCGCTCGCCATGGCCGAACTGCTGCCCGTCATCGAGGCGGTGATGGTCGCCAAACTCAACGAACAGATGGATCACTCCAATGGCGGAAAAACGGGTTAGCGTCCGCCTCGCGGCCGTGGGTGGGCGACAGGTGCGCGCCGAGCTGGAAGGTGTCGGCGAGGCCGGGTCGCGTGGCTTTGGCCGTCTCAGCCGGGAGATGGAAGCGGCGAACGCCCGGCTCGCAGCCTTCTCGCGCCGGGTTCGCGTGGCCTCCGCTGCCGCAGTTGCAGCCGCAACCGCCGCTGGCGTGGCGATGATCCGCTCCGGGCTGCAGACCGTCGATGCGCAGGCGAAGCTGGCGCAGTCGCTTGGCACCACGGTTGCCTCGATCCAGACGCTGGAGCGGGCGGGTGAGCTGGCGGGCGTGTCGATGTCCGGCATCGAGCAGGCCACGAAGGATCTGACGCGCCGTCTCAGCCAGGCAGCCGCCGGGAGCGGCCCGGCCGCCGACGCGCTCGACCGGCTGGGGCTTTCGGCCAACGAGCTGATCGCGCTGCCGCTGGACCAGCGGGTGGGCGCCATCAACGCCGCCATCGAGAACTTCGTGCCTGCCGCCGAACGCGCCGCCGTGGCGGGCCAGCTTTTCGGCGAAGAAGGCTCGATCGCCATGTCGCGGATCGACACCGCGACGCTACGCCAGGCGACCGAGGACGTCCTCGCGTTCGGAGTGGTCGTCTCCGAACAGGACGCCGACCAGATCGAGCGGACGAACGACGCCATCTCCCGGCTCGGGCTGATCTGGCGCGGGCTGTCGAACCAGCTTGCCGTCGCAGCGGCTCCGGCGCTGGAAGCCGTCGCCAACGCCATGGCGGCGGTCGCCAGCCGCACCGGCCCGCTTGGCATCGCGATCCGGGGTCTCTTCGACAACATCGGTCGCCTGACCATCTATGCCGGGACCTTCGCGGCCTTCCTTGCGGGCCGCTGGGTCGCTGGCATGGCCGCTGCCGCGCTCTCGGTCCGTGGCCTCGCCACGGCGCTGGTCGTCCTGCGTGGGGCGCTGATCCGTACCGGTATCGGCGCGCTGATCGTCGGCGCGGGCGAGCTCGTCTACCAGTTCACCCGTCTCGTCTCCGGCGCGGGCGGTTTCGGAGAAGCGATGTCGCTCCTGAAGGACCTCGCGGTCGAGGTCTGGGAACGCATCAGGATGGGCGCCGCAGCGGCGGGTGCCGCCGCCACGGCGATGTTCTTCGACCTGAAGGCCGATGCGGCGTCGGGCATGCAGAGCGCCATCGAGAGCGTCGTCGGTTTCGGGAATACGGCCGCGAACACCTTCGAGGGCGCCTACGAGGCGATCAAGGCGATCTGGGGTCTGCTGCCTGCCGCTATCGGCGATCTGGCGTTCCAGTCGGCCAACAGCCTCGTCGACGGCGTCGAGGCGATGCTGAACGGGGTGGTCTCGCGCATCAACGGCTTCATCGGCGGCATCAACCAGGGGCTGGAAGCCCTCGGGTCGGAGCGGCGCATCTCGCTGGTGCCCGACCTCGACCTCGGCGAGATCGAGAACCGCTTCGAAGGGGCGGCGACAGCCGCAACCATTGCGGCGCAGGCGGCGTTCGACCGGGCCTTCGAGGATAACCCTCTTACCGCACCCGATCTCGGACTCACGGAGGCGGCGAACCGGGCACTCGAGTCTGCGAATGTCTACCGTGGCGCGGCGCGCGATCTGGCCGAAGGAGCCCGCGCACCGCTCGAAAGCTGGCAGGCGCTGCGCGATGCCGTGCGCGGCACCGACGAGGCGAGCGCGGATGCCCTGACCGAGGCCACGGGTGCTGCCGAGCGGTTGGAGACGGCGCTTGGTGAAGCCGGGCGCGCCGCGACGGGGGCTGGTGCGGCTGCCGGGGCTGCTGCTGCGGCGGCGGAGCCCGCGACCGAAGCCGCCGTCACCGGCTGGCAGGCCGTCACGGCGGCGCTATCGGACTACGCCAGCAAGGCCCGCGAGATTGGCGGCGATATTGGCCAGAGCCTCGTGAGCGCCTTCCAGTCGGCCGAGAACGCCGTCGGCCAGTTCGTGAAGACCGGCAAGCTGAACTTCCGCGATCTGGTCACCTCGCTGCTGGCCGATCTCGCCCAGCTGGCGGCGCGGCGCTTCATCCTCGGGCCGATCGCAAACGCGCTCTCCGGCGTGTTCTCCGGGGCGGGCGGCATCTTCGCCAGCGTCCTGCATGCGGGCGGGATGGTGGGGTCCGCGGGGCCGTCGCGAATGGTCCCGGCCATGGCCTTTGCCGCCGCGCCCCGCATGCATTCCGGCGGCATGGCCGGCCTCCGCCACGACGAGGTGCCCGCGATCCTGCAGCGGGGCGAGCGGGTGCTGTCACGTCGCGAGGCGCAGGCCTACGGCGCGGGCGGCGGGGTCAACGTCACCATCATGGCCCGCGACGCCGAGAGCTTCCGGCAATCGCGCACGCAGGTCGCCGCCGATATCGCGCGCGCGGTGGCTTACGGCTCGCGCAGGGGGTCGTGATGGTCAAGGCGGTGCTCGTTGACGATATCGACGGTGCCGCGGGACAGCGGCCGGGCGCCTACGAAATCGTGTCCAATCGCGAAGCCGGCACCGCGGGCATGGCCTTCCGATGCCCCTGCGGTTGCGGGAGCGAGGGCAATCTCCCGTTCAGGCCGGAGCCATCCCCTTCCTGGAACTGGAACGGAAACGAGGCATCGCCAACGCTTACGCCAAGTGTCCGGTGGGTCGGGGGCTGCCGGTGGCACGGCTGGCTCACCGATGGCGAATGGAGGGCTTGCTGATGGCGTTCCACGAAATCCGCTTCCCCGACAATATCAGCCGGGGCGCTCGCGGTGGCCCGGAACGGCGAACGCAAATAGTGGAATTGGCGTCGGGGGACGAAGAACGCAACGGCGCATGGGCCGGCAGCCGGCGCCGCTACGACGCCAGCTATGGTGTTCGCCGCGCGGACGATCTGGCGGCGGTGGTCGCCTTCTTCGAAGCGCGCAATGGACGGCTCTACGGATTCCGCTGGAAGGATTGGGCCGATTACAAATCCTGCCTTCCCAGCGGGCAACCCGCCATCGGGGACCAACTGATCGGGGTAGGCGACGGCGAAACCGTCGAATTCCAGTTGGCGAAAAGCTACGCCAGCGGCGCGCAATCCTACAGCCGCCCCATCACCAAGCCGGTCCTGGGTACAAGCGTCATCGCGCTCGATGCCGTGGAACAGGTAGCGGGCTGGGCGGTGAACACGGCCACCGGCATCGTCACCTTCGACACCGCGCCCGCCGAGGGCGTGCTCGTCACGGCGGGTTTCGAATTCGACGTGCCTGTCCGTTTCGATACGGATCAACTGGACGTTACGCTCGATATCGAGCGCCTCGGCTCCATCACCTCCATTCCTCTGATCGAGATCAAGCGATGAAGGCTTTGCCCGCCGCACTGCAAGCGCATCTGGATAGCGGCACCACCACCCTTGCCTGGTGCTGGCGCGTCGAACGCGCCGATGGCGAGGTCTTCGGGTTTACAGATCACGACCGCGCGATCTCCTTCGGCGGCACCGATTACGAGCCGGAAAGCGGTTTCAGCGCATCGGAGATCCGCGCGGGCTCGCAATTGGCGGTCGACGCCCAGGACGCCGAAGGGGCCCTTACGTCCGATCGCATCCAGGAAACGGATATCCTGGACGGCCGCTGGGATAATGCCGCAATCGAGGTTTGGCGGGTGAACTGGACCGCGCCCGCGCAGCGCGTTTTGATGCGGCGCGGGAATATCGGCGAGATCCGGCGAGGCAAGGTCTCCTTCATAACGGAGGTCCGTTCCCTTTCGCATGTGCTGAACCAGACGGTTGGGCGCACCTTTCAGTATTATTGCGATGCCGCGCTGGGCGATGGCCGCTGCGGCATCGATCTTGACGCCCCGGCTTTTCGCGGTGCCGGCGAAATCACGGCGGTTACGGCCGATCGCGTTTTCGAGGCTTCCGGCCTTGGCGGCTTCGCCGATGGCTGGTTCAGCATGGGCCATGTTGAATGGCTTACCGGCGCCAACGCCGGCCGCCGCGCGGAAGTCGCCGCGCACGGCTTTTCCGGCGGCACGGCGACGGTGGAGCTCGCGGAAGCCCCCGTGCGCCCGTTGGAAACCGGGGATCAGTTTTATATCCGCGCCGGTTGCGACAAGCAGATCGGCACCTGCCGGGCAAAGTTCGCCAACGTCGCGAACTTCCGCGGCTTTCCGCATATGCCCGGCGATGATGTGGTTATACGCTATCCGAACCGGGGCGACGAAAACAGCGGTGGAACGCTCCGATAAAATGATCGAGCAGGCCCGGCATTTCCAAGCCGCCATGGAAGCGGCCGATCCCGCGCGGGTGATCGCCGCCGCGCGCGAATGGATCGGCACGCCCTATCACGATCAGGCCAGTATCAAGGGAATCGGATGCGATTGCCTGGGCCTGGCGCGTGGCGTTTGGCGCGATGTGGTGGGGCCGGAACCGCAACGTGTACCGCCCTACAGCCGCGATTGGGGCGAGGTGGGCAACCGCGAGGTGCTTCTGTCGGGCGCGTTGCGCTGGATGTTGCCTTGCCCGCCGTTCCAAAGGGCGCCGGGCGATCTGGTGCTGTTCCGCATGCGGCAAGGCGCGATCGCGAAGCATTGCGGGATACTTACCTCCGACTCCCGCTTCGTCCACTCCTATGAACGCGGCGGCGTGGTCGAGGCACCCCTGACCGGCGCCTGGCGCCGGCGCATCGCCTTCGCGCTCCGATTCCCGAAAGAGGCCCGATAACCCATGGCATCGCTTGTTCTGGGCGCGGTCGGCACCGCCATCGGCGGTTCCATTGGCGGAACGTTCCTCGGCATGTCGGCGGCCACGATCGGCGGCATGATCGGCTCCGGCCTCGGATCGGTCGTTGACAGCCTGATCGTCGCGGGCATGCAGCCCAACCAGAATATTGTTGGGCAGCGGCTCGAAACCCTGCGGGTAACCACATCGATCGAGGGCGCCGTCTTGCCGCGCGTATTCGGGCGGATGCGAATTGGCGGCCAGATCATCTGGGCCACCGATTTCCGCGAAGAAACGCGCACGACATCGCAAGGCGGCGGCAAGGGCGGTGGCGGCGGTAGTGTCAGCGTAACCGAATATATCTACTACGCCTCCTTCGCGGTGGCCCTGTGCGAGGGGCCCATCGCCGGGGTCGGCCGCATATGGGCCGATGGCAAACCGTTCGATGTGCCCGGCGCTGTTTGGCGCGTCTATCAGGGTACGGAGGATCAGGAGCCCGATTCATGGATCGAGGCCAAGCAGGGCGCGGGAACCGTGCCCGCGTATCGCGGCACCGCCTATGTGGTCTTCGAGGAACTGCCGCTCGAAAAATTCGGCAATCGTATCCCGCAGCTTTCGTTCGAGGTTTACCGGCCGGACGATGAAACAGCGTCCAGCGAGCAACTCATTACCGCCGTCAATCTGATCCCCGGGGCCGGCGAATTCGTCTATGAAACGGCCCGCCAGCGGGACATTCTTACCGAAACCAGTAGCCGAACCCTGAACAATCACGCCGCGCCGGACAGGACCGACCTTGAGGTGGCGCTGGATCAATTGGCCGATGTTTGCCCCAACCTTGAATCGGTGGCGCTGGTCGTTGCCTGGTTCGGCGACGATCTACGCGCGGGCGACTGCACCCTTCGCCCCAAGGTCGAAGTCAATCACCGGATTTCCTTGCCGCACGCATGGAGCGTCGCCGGGATCGGGCGGTCGTCGGCGGCGGTGGTAAGCAGCTTCGACGGCCGCCAGGCGTTCGGGGGCACCCCTTCCGACGGTTCGGTCGGCCGCGCCATCGCCGCCATCAAGGCGCGCGGCTGGCGCGTGGCCTTCTACCCTTTCGTCATGATGGACATCCCGCCGGATAACGAATTGCCCGATCCATGGACCGGCGCCGCCGGCCAGCCGGCGTATCCATGGCGTGGCCGGATTACCTGCGATCCCGCGCCGGGGCAGGCGGGAAGCCCGGACAAGACCTCGGCGGCGGCCACGCAAATCAATTCGTTCTTCGGTTCGGCATCGCCGGGGGCCGGGGAATGGTCGTACCGCCGCATGATCCTTCACTACGCCAACCTTTGCGACTCGGCCGGCGGCGTGGATGCTTTCCTGATCGGCTCCGAATTGCGCGGGTTGACGCAGGTCCGAAGCAGCGCCTCCGCCTATCCCGCCGTAACCGCGCTGGCGCAATTGGCCGCCGATGTTCGCGCGATCCTGGGCGCGGGCACCGCGATCAGCTACGCCGCCGACTGGTCCGAATATTTCGGGCATCATCCGCAGGACGGAAGCGGCGACGTATATTTCCATCTGGACCCGCTCTGGGCATCCGCGAATATCGATTTCGTCGGCATCGACAACTACATGCCGCTTTCGGACTGGCGCGATGGGAACGACCATCTGGACGCGGAAGCCGGCTGGAAATCGATATACGATCCCGACTATCTGCAATCGAACATCGAGGGCGGCGAGGGCTTCGACTGGTACTATGCCAGCGGCGGCGATCGTGAAACGCAAACCCGCACCGCGATCACCGATGGCGAAGGCAAGCCCTGGGCCTTCCGCTACAAGGATCTCCGAAGCTGGTGGCAGAACGCGCATTACAACCGGCCCGGGGGCGTTGAAAGCGAAACGCCGACCGCCTGGGCGCCGGAATCCAAGCCGATCTGGTTTACCGAAGCGGGCTGCCCGGCGATCGATAAGGGCACGAACCAGCCCAATGTGTTTGTCGATCCCAAATCGGCGGAAAGCACCGCTCCGTACTTCTCGCGCGGCGAGCGCGACGATTTCATCCAGCGGCGTTATATCGAGTCGCTGATCGGCTACTGGTCCGATCCGGACAACAACCCGGCCTCGACCGAATATAGCGGCCGGATGATCGATGCCGCCAACATCCATATCTGGACATGGGACGCGCGGCCCTATCCCTATTTTCCCGGATTGCCGGATGTATGGAGCGATGCCGAAAACTGGCGCCTGGGCCATTGGATCGCCGGGCGGCTCGGTGCCGCCGGCCTTGGCTCGATCGTTCGCGCGCTGTGCCGCCGCGCCGGGCTGGCGGACGGGTTGATCGATACGTCGCTGCTGAACGCCACGGTGGCGGGCTACCTGATTCAGGGCATTGAAAGCGCCCGCGCCTCGCTGGGGCCGCTGATGCGCTTTTACGCTTTCGACGCGGTGGAAAGCGACGGGCTGATCCGCTTTGTTCCGCGCGGCGGCCAGCCGGTGCTTGAATTCGATTCCGACTCGCTGGTGGCCGCGCCGTCCCGCCAATCCGACGATCTCATGTTGACGCGCGGCCAGGAAACGGAACTGCCCCTCGCGCTGAAATGGCGGCTTCTTCGGGCGGACGAGGAATATAACGGCCTTACGGTCGAAGCCCGGCGGATCACCGTCGATACCGCGCGGATTTCAACCGAAAGCTTCTCGATCGCCGGCATGCAAGGCGACGCCGATACCCGCTGCCGCCGCGCGCTTTATGAAGCCTGGCTGGAACGCGAAACGGCCGCCTTCAGGTTGCCGCCGTCGCGGCTGGCGCTGGACCCTACCGATATCGTGCTGTTAGCCCATGACGGCCGCTTCATGGAATTCAGGATCGCTTCCGTCGCCGATGGCGAGGCGCGAGGGATCGAGGCGGCGCGGGCCGATGCCGCGATCCATGGCATGCGCCCGGGGCCCGATAGGGTACCTTCCCTGCCTATACCCGTTGGCTACGGCCCGCCGGTGGCGGCGCTGATGAATTTGCCCCGCTTGTCGGACGATGTTCCGGCGCATCGCCCCTACGCGGCCGTGCTGGCGCAGCCATGGTATGGCCGCAGCGCCATTTATCGCAGCGCGACCCAGGACAATTTCGAGCTGATCGAAACGCCCGGTTTGCCCGCACGCATGGGCGAACTGGCCGGGGATTTCTACAGCGGCCCCGTGGCGCGGTTCGATCTGGCGAATGAACTTTGGGTCAGTCTCTACTCGGGCCAGTTGAGCAGCGTCTCCGATATCGAACTGTTTGGCGGCGCCAACGCGCTGGCCGTGGAATCAGAAAGCGGCTTTTGGGAAATCGTTCAGTTCGGCGAAGCTGAACTTGTCGCGCCGGGGCAATACGTGCTGCGGCGCTTGTTGCGCGGCCAGTTGGGAACCGAAAGCGCGATGCGCGCTCCCGCGCCGGAAGGCGCCCGGGTGGTGGTGCTCGATAGCGCGGTCGTGCCCTTGCCGATTTCCGCCGATACGCTCGGGCTCTCATTCAACTGGCGCTGCGGCCCCGCCGCGCGGACGCCGGACGATTCCTCCTATGCCGAAATCGTCTTCGCGGCGACGGGCGTCGGCCTGCGGCCCTATTCGGTGGCGCATGTATCGCAACCCTTCCGCTTTCCGCGCGTGCCGGGCGATCTGGAAATCAGCTGGGTCAGGCGCACGCGCGCCGCGTCGGGCGATAGCTGGCAGGTGGCGTCCGTCCCGCTGGATGAAGACGCGGAAGCCTATGAAGTCGACATCATCGATGGCGAAACCGTCCTCCGCACCCTCGCCTCGAACCAACCGAGCGTCGTTTATACGGGCGCGCAGCAGACCGCCGATTGGGGCGCGCCGCTGGGGCCCGGCGATCAGCTCGCGGTCGTCGTCTATCAGATCAGCGCCACCTTCGGACGCGGCGCGCCGAAGGCTGAAACCCTTTTCTTCTGAGGTTTGCCCATGCCCGATACCACGCCCCATCTCGATATGCCCTACATCCTGGCGAACCAATCGCAGAAGCATGTAACGCACAACGAGGCCCTGCGGCTGCTCGATGCGCTGGTCCAGCTTTCTGTTATCAGCGCATCGGCAATCGCCCCTCCCGGCAGCCCGAGCGATGGCGACCGCTACATCGTCGCCTCGGGTGCGACTGGCGACTGGGCGGGGTGGGACCTGAACGTGGCGCTGTGGACGGATGGGGCCTGGCTCCGCCTGCCACCCCGGACCGGCTGGCGGGCGTGGGTCGAGGACGAGGGCCTGCTGCTCGTCTACGATGGGGCGGACTGGATCGACTCTACCCCGGCGGCTCTACAGAACATGACGCTGCTGGGTCTCGGCACAACCGCAGATGCGTCCAACCCGTTCTCGGCCAAGCTGAACGCTGCGCTCTGGACGGCGAAGACCGTCGCCGAGGGTGGCACCGGCGATCTGTTCTACACCATGAACAAGGAGGCCGCCGCCGACGATCTCGGTCTGATCTTGCAGACCGGCTTCGTCACCAAGGCGCTGGTCGGGCTGTTCGGGTCCGACAGGTTCCGCCTCGCGGTCTCGGCAGACGGCAGCACCTTCTTCGACGGGCTCAGCGTCGACAACGCCACCGGCATCGTCGACCAGCCTCAACTGCCGCGGTTCAAGGCCTACACTAACTACGACAACTACGTGGGCGTCGGCACCTGGACCAAGATCGGCCTGAACAACACCGACTACAACGACCAGGGGGTCTTCGACGCCGCGAACAACCACTTCGTGGCGCCAGTCGACGGCACCTACCTCTTTGGCGCGACGCTGCTCTACAAGATCAACGCCAGCACCACGGCCCGCATGAGTGGACGGCTCGTCCTGAACGGTACCACCGAAATCCGCGGCTCCCTCGGCGAAATATCCGCCACCCACGTCTCGCTCGCCACCGCGATCTGGCTGCAGACCATGGTCCCACTCACCGCAGGCGATACCGTCGAGCTCCAGGGGTATTTCCGGGTCGCGGACGGCTACTTCGCGGCAGACCACACGTCCTTCTGGGGCTGCAAGGTCGGCTGAGCGGCGGAAGGAGGATCCCGATGAACCCACCCCGATCCGAGGGCTTCGTGCGCATGCCCGACGCCGAGTTCGAGGCGATCCTGACCCGGGCGGCCGAGGAAGGCGCTAAACGCGCGCTCGCCGATGTCGGCCTCGACGGCGACGAGGCCGCGCTCGACATCCGCGATCTGCGCTCGCTGGTGGATTGCATCCGTCTGGTGCGGCGCACGGCGATGCAGACCGCCGTCCGCATGATCACCACCGGCGTCATGCTGGCTCTGCTGGCCGGCATCGCGATCAAGCTGAAGATCTTCGGCGGCAGCCCGTAG